GCTAAATATACCGCTCTTATAGATAAATATTTCATAGCCATAAGTCCTCAAAACACAAATGTAATGGGATTAGATGGGTCAGAAATACAAAGTATAATCTTGCAAGGAATAGACCATGGCATTAAAACTGCCGAGGGTCAATATAATCCTTTACATGTAGATAGACTTAGAGAAAGCAAATCTATTATGTATATGAATGTTAGAGGATTAATTAAAAAACAAAACGGAAAAGGCCCATTTGTGAGTTTTGCAGAAGCTCTTAAAGAAGGAGATTCTGAACATATAGAGATGAGTTACCAAGACGCAAAAAGGGTGGTTATGGGCAGAACATCTAATTATGTGGCAGAAGTTGCCCAATTAGATTTGGGATATGGTACAAGAAGAAAACCAAAAAGGGGAGAAAGTTTAGATGCTCCTATGAAAAGTGGCAAAAGTAAATACGGGACGTTCGATATTGATGCTGCCGATGCACTTAGAGGAGGAGGAAAATATGAAGACGACGATGAACGAAAAATTGTTACTGGAATAAAAGATGGTAAAATAACTTTTGCTTATCAATCTGGCGAGATGTGGGCAAAAGCAGACAGAATTCAAAAAGATAAAAAGAAGGATATAGAAGGTGGTAATATTTCACAAATTGCTAAAGAATCTCAGGTGAGAACTGAGCTAGAAGTTTACTTTATGTCTCAATATGTTCTTGAAAAAGATTTAGAAGAAAGTGAGTACGACATGGCGGCTATCAAAAACTATGCTCGTACTATGTCAAATAGAATTCTGGCTAAAAAGGGTTTAACTCTAATTCGAGGAACACCAGATATTGGAGGTGCCGACGAGAAACGGTGGTTAGCACAAATCGTAAAAAATCAAAAAACTATTGATTCTGTAAAACAGGGTCATTATAAACCAATGTTTGCACCAGATTTTGGAGAAGAAACACAACAAACACAAGCTGGACAGCAACAACGTCAGGCCGCACCTTCTCCTGAAGAAGCGACCCCTGAAATAAGTCATGATGTAGATTTTAATTTGCCAACTGCTGATATGTTTAGACATCCAGATGATGTAAAAGATTATATAAATGCCCCTGCGTTTACTCAAGGAGTTTCTTCTCAAGGGTTTATTGAAAAATTAAGAACTAATCCGCAAGAAATGGCAAAAGCCAAACAGCTTAATGCTGTATTACAATCTCAAGCTTTGGCGGCGGCGATTGCTAAAGCTGGTGAGCAGGCGGGAGCAGCATAGGTCTAAAAATGATAAGTTTCAAACAATGGCTGAATGAAATGGCGGGGACAGGTGCCATCTATGATGGCACCCATTCCCCTGATTTTAATTGGTGGGGCAGTCCTGAGATATACCATAAAAAGAAGAAAAAGAAACGTAAAAAGAAGAAAAAATGAATTCTTTAGGAAGAAATCCATATCCTGAAGCTCTGGTAAAATTTGTCATGCAATTGTTGCCAAAAGATATAGTTCAAAAGCATTGGACAATATTAGAAAGAGTTTCGGATTCTGTTCGTCACGAGAATGATTATCGACGGGTTGCTATGATGTTAATAGAAATATACCAAGCCGGATTTATTCTTTCGACAAATCAACATAAAGCTTTATTAAAAACAAAAGGGATAGATGTGTCAATAATATCCCCTGTTGAAACCCCTAAAATTTTTAAAACAGATTAAGTAAAATCTGGTTGATAATCTGAAACAACTGCCTGAACAACAAATCCACCAGATTTTTCTCTCATATCATTTACTTTCCACCAACGATAATCACCAAATTTTACCCCATCCCTATATTTGCTAGGGTAGAGTATGGAGTTTTTTGTTAATTCTATATTAGTCCAAAAGAGAATCATAAAATCTTCTCTCTGTATTATGATTCCTTCAAAAGTAAATTTTTCTCCATACTGATTTTTTTTATATGATTCATCATATAAATCATCTTTATGTTCTTTGATGATAACTGGCTGGCAGTGAATCACAACAACATTCTTAAGATATAAAGGTTTTTCTTCTTTTACTTCGGGTTCTTTTACTTCAGGGTCTATTACTTCAGGTTTTTGAAGTGGAAATGATTTAGGGTCTATTACTTCAGGTTCTACTTCAGGTTCTACTTCAGGGTCTATTGCTTCAGGGTCTATTACTTCAGGTTTTTGAAGTTGGAATGATGGCAAAAAATCTCCCAACTCTGTTAGGGTTTTATCCCAATCAAAGTTGTGTATTATAAACTCATCTTTTTCCGCCCAAAATTCTTGGTCTGAAACAAGAGGATTAGGGGAATTAAGACGATATACTGTCCCATCTTTCTTTTTAATCACATTATATCCTTTTTAGCTATAAGACTTATATATATTCTAGCTAGATTAAAGTAGTTACTAGTAGTATATAAAACGAAAGGATAAAAAAGATGTCTTTAATTGCACCAGTTGAAGGAGAGGCGAATCTGTTAGGATATATGTTGGGAGAAACAGCTATTCCTGCTGGTGGTTTCTATTATCGTTTATATACCGCTCCCATAAGTAGTCCCACAGAAACTATCGTAAGAACAGACCTGACAGAAGTTACAGATTATTTGTATGCTCCCATTCAGCTTACTCCTGCTAACTGGGTTATTACCGAAGCTTCGGACATAACAACTGCCGAATATAATATGGATTTGTCATTCTATTTTGGTGGAGCTTCTTCAGTTTACGGATATTACGTAACAAATAATATTTTGGACAACGCAAGTACCACGATATTATGGATTGAAAGATTCAACGCAGCACCGTTCTCAATACCTTCAGGTGGAGGAACAATAACTATTACGCCAAGAATTACTTTAGAATAGGGGATAAAAATGTTACTTAATTCCTGTGGGACTCCATATCAAGCTGCTGGGAGCATTCAACAATTTGACCCTGAAAACCCAGAATTAAATTTATTTAATCTTTGGGACCAAGAAATAATACAGATGGGTGGTTCCCCCATTTTCTATTATGAAGTTTTTATTCAGGAAGGTACAGTAGACCCAATTTATTGGGAAGACCGTGGTAAGATTTTCTCTAATAATCCAATTCAGCTTTATTGTACTTATGAGCCAATTTCTTCTACGAATGACCAAGGGGCGTTTGGTATAGATTCGCCAGATGAAATGCTATTTGAATTAAATTACAAAGCTGTCTTAGACGCTGTAGGACATGCTCCTAAAATAGGTTCTCGTCTTTATACTCCACATCTACGAGAAAATTGGGTTATCATTCAAAGAAATTTAGGAGAATTTAAATTGTGGGGTGCGATGAGATTAACAATCATAGCACAAAAGTTCCAAGAGAGTGTTACAACAGGAGAAGGAAATGTAACACAGAAGGCACCAGACTTTAAAATTGTTTAGTGCTTACCTTCTATTTTTTTTAACTTGGTATAATATTTGGGGTGTTCCCTTAAATGAGCAATTGCAATTTTTAATACTTTTATAGGGTCTCCACCAGTTACATCTGTATCTTTGCCCATTTTACCACTATGTTCTTTTTCAACTTTCACGCCCATGATTAATTCTTCAATGGAAAGTTTGGAAATATCTACATTTCCGTCTTTGGCTAATCGTTGTAATTTCTTTTTTTGCTGATTTACTTCTAGCCAAATATTATATTCAAGCATAATAATTATCTCCTGCTTTATATACATAATATTTTTTCATTCTACTAAAACTATATAATTTGTATGGCAAAAAATCGACTCGTAAATTTGGGATCGCAAAACAAAAAATCATTAGCTGATGCATGTGCTCAAGATAAGAGTCTCCCCGGCTCTATAATGGATAACCCACCTGATGTTTTTTGTGATGATAATGGCACAAGAGATGATGGTTGGCTTACAGATATAAGCAATAAAAAAGTTGGTATTGGAGAGCAGCGTTTATGCGACCCAATGCAAACAGGTCAAATAGTTAATGATGTAGAAAAGCCAAATAGAAACGTAGTTTATAGATATTCAAAAGCCATAAGAGGTTGCGATGAAGCAGTTATGGATTTATTTCGAAATATTGTTGTTTTAGACGAGGATGGTAAAGCTCATCCAGTACCAATTATTTGGGCGACACAAGAAAAAGCAGTAGCCGCTGTTTTACAACAAAACGTAAGAAAAGACAATAGTTTGGTAGTGGACAGAATTAGACTTCCTATGCTGGCTATTTATTCTAATTCTTTTGATTTTAATCAAGACAGATATATTTACCATCGTGCTACAGATTATTTACGAAGTCTAAGAACCGATGATAAGCCGGGATTTACTGTAAATGAAAAATATGAAAGAGACACCGTGTTTGGAATTTCAAGGGGTATACCTGTCGATGTAGGGTACACATTATACGGATGGACGCTTTATGTAGAAGATATGAACCAACTTTTAGAACAAATCCTAACAAAATTTTCTCCTATGGCATACATACGAGTTAGAGGAGTTGCATGGGAAACAGGCGTGAAAATAGATTCGATAGCAAACAACGCTGAGATAGAACCGGGCGACGAAAATATTAGAGTAATTAAGTTTGAAGTTAATATGACAGCAGAGACGTATATACCACAGCCGATAAGAAGAAACAAGGCTGTTTTAAAAACAAAGATAGATATTTATGACAACTTAAATGTTGAAGAAATATCAGAATCTATAGACAGGCTAGAAGTGGCCGTAGATGATTGGACACCATGATAGAAATTACAAACAAGTTGAGAAGCCCCATACAACTGGTTGTGCGTTCAAAGAAAGCACCAAAGGCGTTTACAACTTTGAATATTCCGGGTGTTGGTAAGGGGCATAATGTCCGTGTGATTACAGATGAAAGTCATACGGAATATATTGATAGAGTTGAGGGTTTGGGCCTTATTTCGACGAAAAAAATACAAGAATAGCTTATAGGGAGAAAAACATATGGCAATTTTAAGAGGATTTCCGCCATCGAACACAATTAGTCCTTCTGTTCGAATAACTGAGAAAGATTTAAGTTTTATCGCATCAGAAGATTCGTTCCATCGTGCTGGTTTGGTAGGTTTCGCAAGTAAGGGACCAATCAATATTCCAACAACGGTGCGAACATCAAGAGAGCTACATACCGTATTCGGTTGGCCACATCCAGAAGTAGGCGACCCCTATCTGATTTATGCGGCAGAGCAATATCTTCTTATTGCTAACGAACTATGGGTGGTAAGAGTAGCACAGACTGATTTAGTTAACGATGAAGCGGCACAAATAGCAGAAGTAGCAGTTCCGATTTCTGGTACTTCGGTAATTATACAGTCTGAAGACCTTGGACCTTATACCTTCACTGCACCGGGATTCTTTAGATGGAGAGTTAATGGTGTGTTGTCATCTAAGACATTAGTGGTAGCCGAGGACGCAACAGTAGCGGTTCCGGTTAGTTTGACTGTCACTGAGATAGTAGAAGACCTAAACGACCAGCTTGATGACCCCGATACCGATGACCTTGGAATGAACTTTGATGGAATCATTTTTGTGGAAGCAACTACTGGAGAATTGCAGATTCATAGCACCTATGCATATGGCCCAGATGCTTCAATTGAAATGGTATCGGTTTTAAGTTCGATTTATGGTGGAGCAGCAGCCGCCACAGGCTTGGGAACAGGAATGACTCAGGCTATCACCACTGGAACAGCAGCAAGGTATCCAGTAGATTCCGGTACATTGCCCGGAAATTATGATTTCACGGGCTTAACAAATATGTCGCTCCAAGTTGTGGTGGATGGAACAGACAACGTATTGATTGATAATACGATACAAATAATTGACCTCGAAAACTTAGAAGGTCTAAGTAATACAATTACTGAAGTTGTTACTGAAATTAATGATTATATCGACAATAATCTTCCGGGTGGATTTGAAGCAGTAAATCTTGTTGGAACTGATAACTTATCGTTCCGCACTGAGCACTTTGGACGTGATGCACAAATATTAGTTAAAACAGTAGCATCGTATTCCGTATTTGGATTTACAGGAGTTACCGAAAGCGGAGTAAGCCCAGAAGCTACAACAGGTGTCGCAAATGACCATGCTGGAATCATCACTGGTGCAGCAGCCACGGGAACTTGCTTTACCTTAATGGCAGATAGTGCTGGAATCGAAGGTAATAATACTCAGGTAGTAATTACCAATGACGAGAACGATAACACTTTCGTTATGGAAGTATATTCTTCAGGTGTACAGGTTGAATCGTGGGGTAATCTTACGAAGAATCAAGCAAGTAGATACTATGTAGAAACATTCTTGGCCTTGGTTTCAGATTTCATCCGTGTGGACGATAATACAGCCTTAATAGCATCGCCAGCCGATAGTGCTGTTGGAAGTGCTTATGCCTTAACTGGCGGTGCAGACGGAATTCCAGCAGACCCAGATGAACAAGATGATTTGATTATCGGAAATGAAATTGGGTTCACGGGNATGTTCGCATTGTCGGAGCCAGAGCAAATTGACATAGACCTGATTGCTGTTCCGGGTCATTCGTCTACGGCAGTTATAATAGCCATGTTGTTTATTTGCCAGAGTTTAAGAATGGATTGTTTGGCTATTGTTGACCCGCCATTCGGTCTTACTGTAAATGAAATAATTCAATGGCAAAATGGTACTCACCCACTGAACTCAACAAGATTTGATTCAGATTTCGGTGCCTTGTACTGGCCTTGGGTTAAAATCTCTGACACCTTCAACGGTGTCAACGTTTGGGTTCCACCATCTGGTTCTGTTATGGCCGTGTATGCTAGAAGTGATAACTTTGCTGCTCCTTGGTTTGCGCCTGCGGGAACCACAAGGGGTATTGTGCCCGGAATTATAGATGTATTCAGCCGTCCAACATTGGAAGAGAGAGATTCGATGTACGGAAATCGCAATGCGATTAACCCAATCGTTCAATTCTCGGACTCAGAGGGCTTCTTAGTTTGGGGTCAGAAAACACTCCAACGAGCACCTACGGCATTGGATAGAGTGAATGTCAGAAGATTGATGTTTGTAGTCGAAAAAAGAATTCGCAACGCATCACGCAATCTGTTGTTTGACCCGCATGATGACGAATTCCGTCAGAGGTTCGTAAGAATAGCAGATACGATTCTTAGAGAAATCCAAATAGGACGAGGAATTAATGCATATATAATTAAAGCAGACGAAGAGTTGAACACGCCTGATGTAATCGACAGAAATGAATTCCGTGCAAGAATTGGTATTCAGCCATTAAGAGCAGTTGAATTTATATATATAGAATTCAGCATACATAGAACAGGAAGCTTTGATGAAGGTATTGATAACTTCTAAAGAATTAGAGGAGTAAGAAGTGGCAGTAGATAGCATGGGTCTAGGTAATCTTGGCAGTCAAGACTTGATATTCAAACGCAAGTTTAGGTGGACGTTTGAGATTCAAGAAATATGCACGGAGAATATACCACAGCACTACGTAAAGGTTGCAGCTAGACCTAGTTTGACAGTTGAAGAAACAGAAATTAATTTCCTTAACGCAAAAGGGTGGATTCCCGGCAAGGCAGCGTGGGAAACCATTACAGTAACTTACTATGATGTGGCAAAGGGTNAGGGGTCTGATAATTTATGGAATTGGCTTGCTGCAATATATAACTTTGGAATGGACCCAATTGAAAAAGCCCATCAGGGTTCAACTAGAAAAAATTATGCTGGCAAGGGTGTTTTGACGTTATATGATGGTTGCGGAGTGGGACTCGAAGAATGGACTATGAAAGATTTATGGCCTCAAGCCATTAATTTTGGCGGATTAGATTACTCTAGTTCGGAAGAGTGTAATATAGAATTAACTTTAAGATATTCTGAAGTTCAATATATACCTCAATGCGGGGGCAA